ATGGAGGTATGAGAAATTTTGTAAAATGGGCTATTAATTCTGAAGGATGGCCAGATAAAGCGCAAGATCCTTATTTATTTATTCATAAAATTAAAAATAGAGACGTTAAAAAATTAAAAGTGAGTTTAATTGTAGAAGCTTTGATGGACACCGTATCGGAAGGAACTGGATCAGGAGTAGCTGGAGAAATGGGCATGAGTAAATCATCAAGTTTAGATTTGATCTTTAAATGGGGAGTAGAAGGAAGCTCTGTTTATTCTTCAAAACGAATTCCAATTTCAGGATTAGTTCAAAGTCCTTGGGCTTATATGATTGGAAATGGAAGCACAAGCTATACGCAAGCGCCTTCAACTTACAGTGCTGGAGCAAGCTCTTCTAATCCTTTTGCAAACGGAGGTAACGGAGCAACTATATCAGTAAATTATTCATCTAATTCATTCCCCGAAATTAGAGTGCATAGTGCAGCCGATGTAATCATATCTAATGAATTCCAAACTTAACCAATGCCTATTATAAGAACAGCTCAAGAAGATAAAGCGTTAAAAATTAAACCTAGAAATTATTCTAGTGTATTGTCGTTGATAAATTTTCTAACTAAACGCAAGATGGTTGATTATACTCCTAAAGCAGTAGTTAGATTAGATTATACCGCTAGTTCAATTGGAACTGGCGCTGGAACATCTAAAATATTTAACGCTTTAGCTAGCGCAAGCTATGTAAAAGGTGAGGCAATAACAATTAGCGGCACTGCGACATATTTATTATCACAAGGAGCCAACGCCACGCTAACGCCAGCTATTAAAATAGTGGCGCAAATAGATGTATCTAGAACAACTTCGACATATCCAGCTTACCAAGTAGAAGCTACGGCAACTCAGGTACAGTCAAACGGTGTATTTAGTTTCACAATTCCAGCAGAAATTACATCTAAACTGGCAGTTGGAAGTCATTCTGTCTATGTAAATGCAGCTTCGCCAGACAACGCTATGGTAGTTTTAACCGCCACTGGCGGAAATGCAGCAAATAACATTAGAACATTTGCAATAACAGCGCAATAAACTATAATAATTTATGTCACACGAACCAGACGATCAAACTGATCACGGAGGAAATGGAGCTGTTAATCCAGTATCAGTATCTATTTCTACCGATAACGAAGAAATTATATTGCCAGATTCGTTTAACGGCAGAGATAGATATTTAACTATTGAGAAACTTACGCCAGAAACTATTTCTCCGTTAGTTAAAAGAGATCTTAGCGTAGAGTCAGTTATTGAGATTGTTGATAGAAGCTTCTCGTATCCAATGACAGCTCATGCTGGATTAAAATTTGATTCAAGAACGTTCTCTAGTCCTCCTAAAAGAGAATACGACGTAAAGATGAAGAAGGTAAAGATTCCTTCTAATTACTATCCTTTAGGCGGCAACGGTTTGGATCGTCGTTATGTTTACGCTAATCCAGATTACGATGCAAATCCAAACGATTTGGATGTTATCTTTATGGTAGATCAAAATATGGATTTTGCTACACGTTCTCTTTTAAGTAGAAACCTAAAAGATATGATCGCAAAGATCGTTTCTGGATACAAGTATGTAAGATTTTCTATTTGGGAAACAAAAGCAAGTGGTTCTTATGTAATAAACGAATCGACAAAGGATTCAGTATCATATTTTGGAGCTTATCTTGGAGACGAAACATTTACAGAACTTGAAACACCAGATTCTACAGGAGCTAATCAAACTAATTTATACAAGAAACTTTACGATGCTTTGGATTTTTCTAAAAAAATTACAGTTGCTAGCGAAAACATCGCAGAAACAGTTATCGCAAATTTCTTTTTAAGAAAGAGTCAGTTCAGTATCAGTGATCAAGTAGGAAAAACTTCAGAATCCAATGTAACTAAGCGTCTTTGGACAAACACAGTAAGAAAAGTAGTTTATTTCTCTGGAACAGTTCCAGAAGTAATGTCTCCTGAAACATATGATACTTTACTATCTCATGCAAGAGAAAACTGTATTAACTTTTATTATTTACATAGCGATCAAGATTTCAGTGGAACGAGAACGTTAAGAGAATTATCAGAAGACACTGGCGGCGGAAAATTCTGCATGATTAACGACGCTGACTCTAAGTTAAGTCAGTTTTGCGATTCTAATTTCTACGATAGCAATAAAATTTACTATGGTAATTGGGACGGAACATTTAAAATTGGCTGGACAGATAATCCTGCTTGGATTTTATACGACATTATCACTGATCCTAATTATGGTTTAGGTAATTATATTGATTCGTCTTCTGTTGATAAATGGAATCTTTATGATATTGGCCGTTACTGCGATGGCGTTGATGATGATGGAAGATTTAAAGGCGTGCCAGATGGTCAAGGAGGACTTGAGCCAAGATACACCTGCAACATTATCTTCTATAACAAAGATCAAGCTTATAATATCTTAAAAGATATTGCCGCAATCTTTAAAGGCATTGTGTTTTGGAACACAGAAGGATTCTCTTTCTTTGTTGATAGACCAAAAGAGCAGTTAATGAATTTCAGCAACTCTTCTGTTAAGGACGGAGTATTCAACTATACAGAAACAGCAAGAAATATGCGTTACACTTCTGTTGAAGTGACTTATAACGATAGATACGATTCTTATAAAACAAAAATCGAATACATTGAAGATACCGATGGTATCAGAAAATATGGTTTAAATCCATTTAAAATTAACGCTGCTGGTTGCACTTCTAGATCAGAAGCGAAGAGAATTGGCAGATACGTCATTAGCACTTCTATATTTGAAGTTGATACGGTTAGCTTCGTTGGAGGCTTGGAAGCGGCTTACCTTCAGCCCGGCGACTTGTTCACCGTAAGCGACGAGATCAGAAACGTCGCAAGAACATTCGGGCGTATATTAGAGGTCGATGCTAACGCTTCAACGATTAAAATTGACGGAGAATTTAAAGATGGTTTAGATTCTGGGATTTTCGTTCATATTCCATCTGGAAATTATGCAGTTTCAGACTTGAACGCTTTGACAGGCGCAGATGGAAGCTTTACAGGTACTCTTGAACAAATTAGAGCAAGACGCCAAACTCAAGTGAAGAAGCTTAATATATCTGGCTATAATAATGCTGGATATGGTTCTGTAATTACTGTTACAGGAGAATTCTTATTGAAGTCTGCAATCGTTGACGTTCACGCAATCGAAGAAAGAATATCGGGATCGCCAACGCAAGGGCAAACGGTTTTGAGCGGAATTCCTTATCAATTTCCAGCAAATACTGTAGCTTCTGGTAATCCAAGATGGAATTCTTTGACGTTTAGCAATATCTCTGGCGTATTTTCTGATTTAGAGGTTGATATAGATACGGTTGGAGCAGCAACATATGGTCAAATTATTGACTCAGTAGGAACTTGGACTGGAGTTGTTTCTTATGGAATTGGTACAGCGAGCGCAGTTACAGTGAATAATTCTTCAGTAGCTACGGCCACTTCAGAAATTAGAGCAGTAAGATTAAGTTCTGCTGGAGCTTTAATTACTGGATCTGCAATATCTTCATTAAATGATTTATGGAGCCACGCAGTATTTACAGGAGCTTCTGACGGAGACGTTATCATTGTTCTTTCAAATGGATCACAAATCAGTAATTCGTTTACTCCAAGCTCCACTTGGAATACCTACGCAGCAACAGAAGTTTTCAAAATTGGAAGATCACATAATGGCTCTTCTTCTGCGTTTGGATATTGTGCCGCTTTTATCATAGGTGGAAGCAGAATCTTAGAAAGAGCATCAAAGACTCTTAACGATATTGGTAGTATTAAATTTATATACAGAGACTTGCTGGCAATGAGTAAACTGCAACCATACTACACAATAGTTCAAGCAGATATTGGTAATCAGCAACAGTCTAGCTTTTCTGCTTGGAAGTCTAACGTTAATTACAAAAAAGGCGTTTACGTTCAAGTAGATTCAAAACCATATTATGCAAAAGTAGATCATGTTTCGTCTGCTAGTTTTACTGATGATTATTTATCAGCTAGTCCTACCTTTTCAAAATGGTCGCTTGGAAGTAATTTAGGTTATTCTACCGTAGGATTTCCTAAAGACTTCTTTGGAAAAAACAAAGTTCTCGTTTCGGGATCTTTAACAACAGCTCATGTTGTTGACGCATTTAATTCTATCGGAATTGAAATGTACGAAGGACCGGGTCCTTTGGGTCAAACTGATCTTCGGAATCTCGCGGAGAGAGATGGAATTGGTTACAGTGGATTAATTTACGGAACTGGTTATCCAATTGGATTCTATAATTTAGACTTGAGCACAAGCCCGCAAAATTTAAATTCATTAGAA